TTGAAAAGTATGTTATCTAGTATGGGGTATAGTAATGCGTACTGGCTTCGGACTGAGACTCAGAAGCTAGGGTTTCACAGTTTAAGGAGTAAATGATATGGGCGGTGGGCCACCAAAGAAACTAATTAAGAAGCCATTAAAGGCTGCTCAGAAAGTATTAAAAGGCGCGGGTAAAATCGCTGCTGAAGGATTTGAGGAACTAATCGAAAAGCCAGGTAAGAAAATAGCAAAAGAAACTGGCAAAGCTGTAGGTCTTGTTCCTGGCAAGCCAGATGTAACGCCGGAGGTGACGCCAGAAGTGACGCCAGAGGTTGTGCCTGATGACACTACACTTCTTGCATCAAAGGAACGCAAGCGTTTCAAAGGCAAAAAGTTAGGCGGTGCTGGCACATTAATGGAAGGCTACGGTGCAACATACTCAAAGCCTAGCCCTAAGTCTCCAACAGGGAGTGCATAATGTCTTTTCTAAAGCCAAAAGTATATACTCCACCAGCCCCACCACCGCCGCCACCACCAGCACAAGCGGGTGAAGAAGACACACAAAAGGCGGTTGCGTTGGCTGAAGAAGCTACAAAGAAGGCCAGAAAGAAAAAAGGTATGGGTGCTACCATTGTCGCTGGTGCCTTAGAAGACCAAACCGCGACAACGCCTGGCGGCACACCTACATTATTGGGGTAACACATGCAAGATTTCGTAAAAGGCTTAGTAAAGCGGTACGAACACCTTAAAGGCCGCAGAGATAATTGGGATACGCATTATCAGGAACTAGCTGATTACATGCTGCCCCGCAAAGCGGATATTGTCCGTAAGCGTTCCAGAGGCGAAAAGCGGATGGAACTTATCTTTGATGGTACTGCTTTGCAGTCTGTTGACTTGCTTGCTGCTAGTTTGCATGGGATGCTTACCAGCGGTGCTACGCCGTGGTTCATGCTGGACATGAAAGACGGTGAGATAGGCCGTGATGATGATGTGCGCGAGTGGTTGCAAGAAACCAGCCAGCGCATGATGAGGGCATTTAACCAGTCTAACTTTGAAACTGAAGTCCATGAGATGTATGTGGACTTGGTTGTGTTTGGCACCGGCTGTATGTTTGCTGAGATGGATGACGGCAATTTGCGCTTTAGCACACGCCACATCTCTGAGTTCTATGTTCAAGAAAACCAGTTCGGTATTGTTGACACAGTATTTAGAACTTACAAGGTTCCAGCGCGGCAAGCTGTGCAGCGTTTTGGATTTGATGAGGTAACGGATTATATCCGTAAGGTGTTCAAAGACAAGCCTGACGATGAGATAGAAATTCTACACGCTGTAGTTCCACGGATTAATCGTGACCCTAACAAGCGTGACAATAAGAACATGCCGTTTGCATCTTTTTATGTTGATATGCAAACCAAGGGGCTGCTTTCTGAAAGTGGGTTCCAAGAGTTCCCGTACATTGTCCCACGATTTTTGAAGGCGACTGGTGAGACAATGGGGCGTTCCCCAGCGATGGTTGCGTTGCCTGACGTTAAGATGTTGAATCTTATGTCAAAAACAATCATCCAAGCTGCTCAGAAACAGATTGACCCTCCCCTTCTTGTTCCTGACGATGGTTTCCTCTTGCCCATTCGTACGCAGCCTGGGGGATTGAACTTCTTTAGAAGCGGCACAAGGGACATGATTACGCCATTGAACACAGGCGCAAACATTCCTATTGGCCTAAACATGGAAGAACAACGCCGTGCAGCTATCCGTTCGGCGTTCTATGTCGACCAGCTTCTTAGTGGTCAGTCACCAAACATGACAGCTACTGAGGTTGTCCAAAGGCAAGAAGAACGTATGCGAGTCATTGGCCCCGTGCTGGGCAGATTGATGAATGAGATGCTGCGTCCTTTGATTGACCGTGTGTTTGCATTGATGTTGCGCGGTGAGATGCTTCCAGAGCCACCAGAAATCCTACAGGGGCGTGATGTGGATATTGAATATGTATCACCTTTGGCCCGTGCGCAGAAATCAAGCAGCCTGAACAGTACCATGAAGGCACTTGAGATATTGATGCCACTTTCACAGGCAATTCCAGTAGGCGACCACATTGATGCAGACGGGTTAGTGAAGCATGTAACCGATGCACTAGGCGTTCCAAAGACAGCACTGAAGTCGGAACGTGAGGTTCAGCAGGTTAGAGAGGAACGTGCAGCGCAACAACAGGCACAGATGGAGATGATGCAAGACCAGCAAGATGTCCAGAACGTGTCGCAGTTAGCGCAAGCGTCCAGGATGGTTAGTAAGTGACACCTGAGATTGAAAAGCTAAAAGACCTTTACAGACAAACCTTTAACACAGATAGTTCAGCTAAAGTATTAGCTGACCTAGAGGCGCGGTGTAACTATCGTGCCACAAGCTATGTTGCTGGCGATGCAAACGCCACAGCATTTGAGGAAGGGAAACGTGCTGTTATCCTTCATATCCACAACATGATGAAAGAGGAATAAATGTCAGAAGAAGCAATCGAACAGGTAGCCCAGCCAGAGGCGGCATCAATGATGGAGACACCATCTGAGGTAGCGCAAGGCGGGTCTGGTAACGAGTTTCTAAACATGATACCAGAGGAACTACGCGAACATCCTAGCATTTCACCTATCAAGGATGTCGAAAACCTAGCCCGTTCCTATGTGAACGCGCAAAGATTGATTGGCGCAGACAAGATTGCAATGCCAGTCAACCCAACAGACGAAGACTTAGACCGTATTTATGACCGTCTAGGCAGACCAGAAGACCCAAAGGGGTACGGCATTGAAGTCGATGGCAACGTAATTACTGAGGAAGTTGCCACAGATTACGCAGATATTGCGCATAAACTGCGCCTTTCACCAGACCAAGCTAAGGGTATTCTTGATTACTACAAGAGTAGCATTGAACAGTCTGGCGCACAGTCTCTTGAGTTAGCAGAGGCTGCAAAGGAACAGACTGTGGAATCACTGCGTAGTGAATGGGGCCGTGCTTTTGACCAAAAGGTTGAAGCGGCTGCAAAGGTAGCGCAAGAATTTGCAGACCCTGAAATGTTTAACATCACTTTATCAGATGGTTCAAAGCTGGGCGATAACGCTGAGTTTATTAAAGCATTTGCAAAAATAGCTGATTTCAGGCAATCTGTCACCAGTGAAGACACTGTGTCGGAAAACTCTCGGTCTATGGCTATGACTCCGGCACATGCAAAGAATGAGATTGAATCAATCATGGGTGATAAAACTCATCCATATTGGGACAAGAAAAGCCCAGCACACAGTTCCGCTGTGGAACATATGCAGGGTTTGATGGGGATGCTTCATGGATGAGGCAGCCACATCTGAAATAAGGATGGAATGTCTTAGGCTTGCAGTAGAATTTGGAAGTGCTAGAGACTTAAAAAATCCTCACCTACTCGCAGATGTATACTACGATTGGGTGACACAGGGTAGCGGGGAAACCCGTCCTGAAGACGGTCGGACAGACGACAGCCATAAGAGGGCTAAAAATTCTAGGGGTGTCCGAAAGGGTAGCACACCGCAAAGTTCAAATGTAACCGTGTAAAATAAAAGGAGGACATTATGTCCACACAAGTAACCACGGCATTTGTACAACAGTATTCTGCGAACGTGCAGATGCTATCACAGCAGATGGGTTCCCGTCTGCGTGATGCGGTGCGTATTGAGAATGTTGTTGGCAAAAATGCTTTCATCGACCAAATCGGTTCAGCGACTGCACAAGTCCGTACAACTCGCCATGCCGACACTCCACAGATTGACACTCCGCACTCACGGCGTCGTCTAACTTTGGCTGACTACGAGTATGCAGACCTGATTGATGACCAAGACAAGGTTCGTATGCTTATTGACCCAACCTCAGCATATGCACAAGCTGCTGCCGCAGCTATGGGCCGCGCAATGGATGATGTTATCATCACCGCTGCACTTGGCACAGCCGCTACTGGTGAGACAGGTTCAGGTTCAGCTACAGTCTCTAACTCGATTGCACAGGCTAACACCAACTTAACTCTTGCAAAGCTGCGCGAAGCTAAGTTTTTGCTTGATTCAGGCGATGTTGACCCATCAATCCAGCGTTACATTGCTGTAGGCCCAAGCCAGATTCAGTCTTTGCTTGCCGACACCACTGTAACAAGCAGCGACTTCAACACCATCAAGGCACTTGTTCAGGGTGAATTGGATACATTTATGGGCTTCAAGTTCATTATGACCAACCGCCTGACCACAAGCGATGGTTCTGAGACTGATGATGTCCGTAACTGCTTTGCATGGGCAGAAGACGGCATTACTCTCGGCCTCGGCAAAGATGTTTCTGCGCGGATTGATGAACGCTCTGATAAGAGTTATGCAACTCAGGTTTACTATTGCATGACCCTTGGTGCGGTTCGCATGGAAGAAGCCAAAGTCGTTCAAATCGACTGTGACGAGTCACCTGACTAAGACTAAGTGGGGGCGGGAAACCGCCCCCATATACCACATCATGCTGGAGGGCAATATGATGAAACCGTGCGGAGATTTCCGCTGGGATTTAGAGGTAGGTCAAATAGCCGAAAGGTGGCTAGGCGAAATACTAAGTAACAACACCATTGAGGTGAAACGAGATTTTGCAGCTTCACGAACTGGGAATGTGTTTGTGGAGTTTTCTTGTAGGAACAAGCCTAGCGGAATAGCTACCACAATGGCAACGCACTGGGCATTCGTACTTGATGATGAAACTGTGGTATTATTACCTACAGAGAAGTTAAAGATTATAGCGAGAGAAGCATATAGGAAGCGCGGCACATTCAAAGGCGGGGATAGTAATGCGAGTCTTGGCGTACTGATTAGAGTTGAAAGGTTAGTTAATCATGCCCTCAGTTGTTGACATTTGTAATGAGTCACTAGACTTGCTAGGCGCAGCCACCATCACATCTCTTACGCAGAACTCTAAAGAAGCTAGACTATGCAATCGCAACTTTGAATTAGTGCGAGATGCTGT